CTTCGTACGCACCCGTAAGTGATCCGTCGGCGACCCATCCACCCGAGGTAAATGAGCCAAGGGTTGATGTGGTGAGGGTGATCGCAGTCCAGCTACCCGAGCCCGCTCGTCGGTACTCAGCCACCAGTCCAGAGGTACCCGACGTGAGCGAGCCAAGCCCCGACCCATCGGTCTTCGATGAGTCCTGGACAAAGATCGGAAGCATGTAACTGGTTGTGCCACCAGTGATCTTGGCTCTCATCCGAGAAGACCCCCATCAAAGCCAACCGGAATCAAGGCCCCGGCAGCACCGCCGCCTGCACCGATCTGCATGCCACCGAACGATGCATCGTTTGACCACATCCCACGTAGACCTGATGCCGAGGTCACGGTCACATCGGTCGGCGTATTCGTGAATGGATTCGTACCCAGCGTGGCGTTTAGCCCGAGATCCTTGACGTTGCTGCCAAGCGTGGTGCCGCAAGAGTAGAAGTAGTTGTTATGGGCACCGATCGTCGTCGATGACGGAGCACTTGTGATCTTGATTGCGGTCCCGGTCACTGTCCCGAAGATGTTGTAACAGACCTGAACTTCGCTGTTTCCCGTGCCACCGAAGACAATCGCGTCACCAGTAATGGCCGAGAACGTGTTGTTTTGAATCGCGTACGAGGTGCCAACAAGGCCGTTGTTCGGGACACTGATTCCGTTGCCTGACATCGTGACGAACACGTTATTGCGGATGACAAGGCTACGGTAACCAGACGTGGTCAAGGCTGTGCCACAGTTGTTGAAGTAGCAGTCCTCAACCGCTGCTCCGCTGACACCCGCGTTCGTCAACGCCGAACCCGAGTAGTCGTAGAACCGGCAGCCACGCATGTAGTTGTCAAACACGCTCGCTGCAACCGTCGCACTGCCTGTGCCCTTGCGAAAGTCGCATCGGGTGAATGTGAGGTTGCTTCCAGTGTGCTGGTGAGTGGTACTGGTCGAGTTGCGGAAGTCGAAGTTAGTGAACATCAAGTAGTTTCCGGAGCCTGTCAGGGCACCGGAAACACCACTTGCGTTGATCTGGGTACGTGACGAACGGTCCAGCGTCGTAAGGCTGGTCACACCCACGAAGTGAATCGGGTTTGCCAGCGAACCGCCTGCGAGCGTGGACAGAGCGAACGCACCCGCCAGCGTGTTCACGCAATAGACCGTGTCACCGGCCGCTGGGGCTGCTGTGACAATCGCGGCTGGAGAGTTCAACGGTGACCCGGAGGTTGTCCCGGAACCGTTGGTCGCTGCCGTGAAATCGACGTACCATAGAGCCACGATCAGGCCCCTAAAATCGTCTTGAGTGCAGCCAGATCGGCGACTGTTCCGGCTTCAATGGCGTCAACCGCTTCGTTGTACCGAGCAGAGGCATGAAGCCTGAGAGATGCGTACAGGCGAGCGGCCGTGAAACTCTCTGCTGTCGCCGTCCCGGTGCCTCCACCGTCGTGGTAGGGCGTGACGTACCAGATGCCTATGGCCTTCATCGCGTTGCCGTCTTCGGCTGAAAACTCCCCGTCATGCACGAACTTGTCGATCATGCCCTGGGTTGTGGTGGAGCTAAAGTCGATCCCATCGTCGTTTAGCATTCCCTGGATGATGTCAAAACCAGCGTTTTTGATCGCTGTGTAAAGCTGCTGGGCTTTGACAATCCCGATCTGTAGCGTGATAGCTCTCGATTTTTTGAGCGTGCTATCAGTCTTCTTGACGCTAGCGGTGTTTGCGACTGCTGCGGCTTCGTCGTCGCTGAGGTTGGCGTATTCCGGCTTGGAAACTAACGCCAAAACAACTGGATCTACTTGCATGGGCTAGTCTCCGGTATTCACGGGGATGTCAACGTTGACGGACGCAACCCACTTATCCGTCGGATTCCACGTCATCGGGTTGGGCCACTGGCAGTAGGGGTCAGACGCCACAACGCACTGATCGTTCTTGAGATTGGCTTTCTGGAGTGCGTTGATTTGTGTATCCAGGGCACCCAGGGCAAGTGCTGTCGTCTCACCCGTCGCCTTCAAGTACACCCGGTACAGCGTGCTCTGTGGCCACTTATCGCGGGCTACAAGTTGTTCAGACTGGAAGCCGGGAAGTGCGGCTGTGATCGCTTCGAGGAGCGTTGCGGGCATGTACTCGTACCAATCGACCTTGGTGCCTGGCATGTCAGTTGTCGCGGACGTGCTTTAAAATCGCTTCGGTCTTTCTCGCCATTTCGACCAAACTTGGCTCTTTGAGTGCGTCCATCACGCGATCGTGGATTGACGGCTCGCCTGTCGTGCTAGGCTGTACGTACTCGGAGAAGGTCGCCTTGATATCGTCTGGTGCATCGTCTCTGACGCGAACCCGAAACGGCCTGCGTATGATGTCGGTTGCGACTTCGCCATCTGGCCCCGCAACCATCACTCGGGCTGTTGAGCCGGGCTTTGGAGGCAACTGCCGGATGACGCAAATCTCAAACGTGCCTGTGTCAGCCCACCGAATCGCCCCTGGAATTCGCTCATCGGTCCAGTAGTCGATGATCTCGAAGTGACGAGAGCCGAGGTTGCTCCAATCGATCCGCATAACACCTCTGGTTACTTAAACTCGCGAACGTCCGCCCGCCACTCCGGGCCACCATTGGCCACGGGGTTGTAGGTATCCGTGACACTCAACTTGAGCGTGCCGAACGTGATCAGATCGCCCTTGCTGAGTCCTGGATCAGTGCGGAAGTAGACCCTGTGCGTGATCAACTCGCCGTCGCGACCCTGATTGATCGTACCCCCACCACGAACAGACTGGACCGAGCACGCCACGCCCGTCGTGGTGCTGCTCACGGTCGGTACCATGCCGCCCTCGGCATCCTGGACCGTGTTGTCATACTTGGTCAGCGTGACTGTGTCGCTGAAGATCCATGAGGGGAGGCTTGGGAAGTCCACTTACACATCCCTGAGTCGATAGGGTGCAAGCAACTGTTGAGCGGTCGCGGGAACCTGGGTCGGTGGCTGATTGAGCTTGAATGACTTGTCACCGAGGCGGACCTCGGTAAACCGTGGGTCAGTCGTCTGATTGGCAAACATGGACTGGACGATCAAGAGGCAGGCTTGCTGGATATCCATCGGGATCGTTGAGTAGCCCGCGTTGTACCCGACCCGAACCTGCGGCCGGAACGTGCCCCATGTCAGGTCAAGGTCTGACCCAAGGATCGGGTCAACCCATGCTGAGTCTGTCACGCTGCCCTGAGAGCCACGACCGAAGTACACCATGCCCGCTCGGCGATCGACGTCGATCAACTGGTAGTCGTAGGAGAACACGTCGAAGGTCGCACCGATCGGAGTCAACGCCCCAAGTGGCCCCTCTCGTGAGACCAGTTCGGTCGTGGCCCAATTGCTGTATCCGCCCGTAACTGTCGCACTCCAGCCGTTGCCAAGTGCGTTGATCGCCGTTGCGAGAGCCCCAACTGTGCTGTAGGACGCCCACGTGAGCGTGCTGGTGGTGCTGGTGCCGCTGGCGACGCGGATCAACTTGAGGCTTGTGCTGGTCAACTGCTGTTCGGGATCGCCGGTCATGACGATCTCAGCCGTGGCCCGCTGATTGGTGGTCGTGCTGGTGTTGGTGATCGTAATCGCCGTGGTACGCCCGCCTGAGATCCGGCTCACGCTGTTGAGCGGGATGTAGGCAACCTGAACCGAGTCAGCCTGAGCGGTGAACTGGGGAGCCGCTGTGGGCGTACGGATCTCATCGTAATCCGTGGCCGCGAAGAAACGGTTGCACCAGCGATCACACGCCCGCGAAGCGGCTGTGATCAGGTCTGGGACCGTGTCCTGCTGTGCGGTCGTGATGTCCGTCGGCAGGCCAGTCAGGGCCTTGGCGAGCGTGATGTAATCAGCCACGTCGTTACTTGTTCAGGCTCTTGAGGTAGGCAGGGAAGTCGGTATGCTCGCCGCACCAGTCGGTGTGGTGCTTGTCGATGGCAATTGGCTCTTTGCGGCAGTCATTGCGTGCCGTGTCGTAATACCCGCATGTTCCGCACGTCGGCCGCTCAACGGTCTTACGTGTGGCCATTGACTTGTTTTGAGGTGATTGGTCAATCATGGTGGCTCGATGTGAGGTTGCCCGGTCGTCCTTGACCGGGCGGATGAAACTGCGGGATGATCAGGTCAGGGCAAGCACCTGGACCACAGCGGCGGGGTTGTACTTCGTGGACGCGGGCTCGTAGCGAGCCAGCGAGCCGAAAGCAACCACGGCTGAGGTGCAAGCCGCCGTTCCGGGGGTCAGAGACCCCTTGATGTAGCGGTAATTCGCGTTGGCAGCGATCACCTGTTCGGAACTGATCTCCACCAGGACGTAGTTGTTATCATTGGACGCCTTGACCAGCTGGGTGATCGAGGTGCCTGTAATCGCGGTATAGGTGCCGCCTGACGTGGTTGCACCCTTGATCGAGAAGTCCAGGGTTGCCGAGGCACCCATCGTCCCCGTGTCGATCAGGAAGAACACGCGATTGAACTTTTGCATGTCAATCGCACTGGTGAGCTTCTCACTGGTGGACTGCGAAGCAGCGTGGATGCCGTCTGCGGCGATCGCCAACGCTTGCGTGAGATTCTCGGTGTAGGCCACGAGCAAAACTCCTATGTCATGCGGGGCTCAGGACGCCCCGCTCATCAGGTTTGACTGGATTAGGCCAGCAGGCTGACGAACGCTGCGACCGTGGTCGAGGCGTCCGCAAGGGTGATAACGTTATCCAGCCAGGGCTGACCGTCACCTCGGTAGAGGAAGCGGTAAGTCACCTGATTGTTGAGGAACTTGTAGTGCTCGCTGGCCGCGATCTCGATATCCATCCGCTGAGCGGAGAAATACTGCATCGGGTCAATGAGCATGAGGTCGCCAGCCGTACCAAGAGCCGGAACCTTCTCGGTCACGACCACCGGACGACCAAGGATCGTGCCCACAGGGCTGACGGCAGCCGGACCACCACCAGCACCGCCGGGGAAGTAGGGCTGAATGATCAGGTTGCCCGCACCGTCCACCATGTTGAGGATCGGCGGGAGCGAGGAGTTCTGAATGACCCAGATCGCCCGCTTGAAGCACGACGGGATCATCGCCGCGTACATGTTGACGATGTCGGCGTACTTGATCGTCGATGTCGTAGTGCGAGCCACGGTCTTCGTGGCCGGGTGGCCAAGGATGCCGACCGGCTTGCCGACACCGTTACCCTGGAGGAACGAGTAGTCCAGGGTCCAGCCGATGACGCCCGCGAACAACTGGGTGAGACGTCGCTCAAGGGCAACCGCGTTGTCCTGGATCACATTCCGGGACGCAAGGGCATAGCCCGAGAGTTCCTTCGCGATCAGGCGGATTTCCTTGAACGTCGGCTCAGTCTCGGTACGAAGGGCGGCTTCTGCCGTCCAGTTCGCGACCACACCACCGAAGAATGCCGTGGTCCCGGCCGTCGGGGCCGTGGTCTGGTTGAGGACCGGCATGATCAGTTCACGCCCGGCCATCGTGTAGTTGTCGGTCTTGCCGAAGAGGACGGTATCCTCAGCCGCAAGGGACAGGAGCCGCATCGAGTATTCCGGCGGGACGGTGTAACCGCCTGTGATACCCGAGGATTCCGCGAGAGCCGCCTTGTAACTGACACCTTCCGGGCCAGACTTGGGGGCGTTGCTGTGAGCCTTGGCGTAACGCTGATCGAAGTCCATCGAAGGCGGAGCCAGATAGACTTTTTCGAGACGTTCCGCTGCCAGGTTGCGACGGGGCTCGTTGAGTACGCCCGTCATACCGACACATTGCAGGAAGTCGGCGAAGGACTTGGTCTTGTCGTCCTGCTGTTCGCCGGGCTCGATCCGGATGCCCTTGCGAGCAACCGTGGTGACCTCTTCCATCGCCTTGGTGATGGCAGGAGCGATGGATGCCGTCAGCGATTCTGTGAGAGCCGCGAGAGCCTTGGAGGTGATACCATCCTCAACACCCTTGGTCTCTTCGATGTAGCCACCGTCCAACAGGGTCTGGACGGTCATGTCGTCGGGGTTAAGTTCAACGACTTCCCCGATCGTTTTGCCCTTGAGGGCCTTCAGGATCTTGTACAACTTCACGGCAGACACCTTGATAGTCAGGTGTGGGCCGCGTGGCGTATAGCTCGGTCAGGTCGGTCGTCCACGCTCAGACAAGGTCCGTCGGGCTCGCCGCCTTAACTCGTCAATCTCGGACGCGATGCAGTTCAGGGTCAGTAACGCACGATCAGACGTATCCCGCTTGCGACTCATAGACGGCTCGTGCCGCCTGTGAGGCAATCGCTTGCGGGTCAAACAGGGCTTTCACCTGTGCAATCACCGTCGCCTCGATCTGGCTGAGCGAGCGGTGGGGTGGGAGCGTGGGTAGTTCGGGTTCAACGGTCTTGGGTTCAACCCGAGGGACCACGGGAGCCGCCTTGGCTTTCCCCGTTTCGTTGTCCTCTTCGGGCTCGTCGTCCGCCCCGTCCATGTCATGCTCGATCCGGGTCAATTCCTTGACGCTCAGACCGAGATGACGTTTCGTGGCGACGTATCCACCACCATCCTTGGCCTTGTAACAACGGACCTTCGCGGCGGGCGAGTCCTCGGAGCATTCGCAGGTGTTTTCCACACCCGGAACCTTGCCGGACTTGTGAATGCTCTTGACCTTGCCACAACCAGCGTTGCGACCGTGGCCCCACTCAACATAGTGGCCAGCCTTGATGCCTGATCCCGCGTCGTCGTCCGTGTCACCTTCAGGCGTGGAGTCATCGTCCCCGTCGTTGTCGGGATCGGTGGCGGACTTGGTAATCTCAGCGTAGAGGGATTTGATCTCTGGGCTACGGATCGACTTCTCGACCACGACCGCGTCAGGGTTACACGGGATCGTGACGCAGGAGAACTCCAGAAGTTCCGTCTTGCGGTGGATGAATCGGCACTTAGCCAACGAGGGATTGGCCCCGATCTCGTCCGGACTGGGGGCTGAACCTTCCTTGGTCAGAAAGCCGATACTGAAGGCCGACATGAAGCCGCTGACGTACATGTCGTACAGGTCTTGAGCCAGTTCCGACTTGTAGAACTGGATCTTGGCTTTGATGCCACCAGTGACCGGATCACGACGCAACCAGAGACACTTACCGACCGGGGCCGACCATCCCGCATGCTGGTAGAGCACGACCGGGTTCTTGATGTAGTTGCCCCAGTCCAGCCCTTCAGGTCGAACGACTTCACCGTCGCGGTCGATCGCTCCCGTGGTGATGATCGCCACGACAGATCGTTCAGCCGCAAGGCTGGAATCCATCTTGGCGGTGTACGCTTTATCGGCTCTCTGCTGCCGTTCAAGGTATTCCAAATGATGTTCGATTGTCCGCTCTGTGGCGGTGGCAGTGGTGCTCATGTCGCCTCCAGGGCGTTGAGAGGGTGTCATTCAGAGAGGGGCCGACCAAGGACGTCAGTGGTCGTGCCGATGTGCATCTGTTGTGAGGCTTCGTATCGCAGGTCTTTTACGATCCTGCGATGCCACCGCCAAGCCTGCCACAAAGCCTTGATCGGGTTAGGTTCGAGTTCGACCAGCGTCAAGCCGTTAACGACGACTGTCCAGCCTTTGCGGCGAGCGATGCCGTAATTCTTGTCCCATTCCAATTTGAACTGCGTGACTTCTTCGGGGCTCATCAACCTTTACCCTTTGGTCTCGTCCGTCCACCGGGTAAGCCGGGAAGGCGATCGACTCGCTTCTTGCCCGATGCCGTGGACTTTAGTTGAGCCTGTGAGTACGTGTACTGTTTCTTGGTCCGGAACTGGAGTTGAGCGGTGATTCCACGCTTCCAGTAGAACCCAGCGTTTTGCAATGCGGGCCGTAGAAACGGCTGTGCGGGCATGCGGCTGGTGCCGTACTCGACAAACAGGGCGTACGGCATGTCGGCGTAGAGGTTGAGCCGCTTGGTCTTGGTGTTGTAGGTGTAGCCGATCGAATCCCTGAGTTGGCCAGTGTCTACAGGCACGTACGACCGGGCATCCTCAACCATGCCGTTACCGAGTCCCCGCATATGGGAGTCGATCTGGTCTTCGACAAGTTTCTGGAACTTATCTCCAAACCATTTGACCGCTCCCATCAGACGTCCTCGGCATTGGTGTTCGCGGCTTCCCGCAACTGGGCGTAAGTCTCGTACTCCTCACCGTCGCTGTCCCGGAAACGGAATGTGCAATGGCAGTTGCAACGGCAATAGGAGTCACCGATCACCTTGAGAGAGCCAATGGCTTTCCAGCCCTTCGCCTGCTCCTCAACGCACACCGGGCACGGCTCGTCCGCCCCGATGTGCTTCCGCATCTCCTCAGCAGCCCCGCCCATCTGGGCGACATCTCGCCGCACTCCTTGAGCTGCTCCCCACGCTGACGCCCCGTACATCCCAGCCCGTGACGACAAGGTGCCGTTCGGTGGCTGTGATCCGGAGAGCACCTCGGCGTGGAACGCACTCATGTACTCGGCCTGAGACTTCAACTGACTGAGTACTGATCGTTCCTCGGCAGGCGTGGCGGGTTGCCGTGGTCCCAGGATCGCCAGTGAGGCCGACAGGAACGTGGTGCGAACCACCTTGGTCGCTTGCTTGAAGAACGCCCCGACCTTGTCCCTGAAGCCTTTGTTGACGTCGTCCAGGAAGGCGTCAGCGTAGACACGCAGTCGAGCCGCCCCGTCAGTGGCGATCTCACGGACAACCTTGAGGGTTTGTTCCTCGGTCAGCGTGCCCGCGTCCCACTGCTTGACCAGCCCGATTCGTTCAGCGGCCGCACGCCCAAGGATCAATGCCTCAGCCCGTTCGTCCTCGCTAAACTTCGCGTAGAGGCTCTCGGGATTCCATGCTTTTTGTGCGGGGCTGTACGCCTTGCTGGCGGGCTTCTCTTTGTTGTCGTCTTCTGTGTCCTCCTGCTGCTCCTGATTCGCCAACTGGTCAGCCAGGGCCATTCCGTGCTCGGCCTGAGTGGCCGCCCGATCCTCACGAGCCTGCATCGTGCTCGGCTGGATCAGCGTGCCGGGTAGCCAGGGCTCATCGCCCCATGCCACCGGCTTGTCACCCAGTTCGGTGCGGACCTCGTTGATCGTCTTGGTGCCGTTCTTGAGGTAGAGGTCGAAAATCTTGGCCTTGCGTTCCTGGTCTTCACCTGAAGGGTCGTCGAAGGCGAAGAACAGTCGATCCCAGGAGCGGTCTTTCTCCTCGATACCCCTGAGTTTGCGGCCGTAGTTGTGGACAAATCGCGTCAGGGCACCGGCGATCTCGACGCACCGAGGCTCCACGGCAAACTGAGCGTGCTGCTTGAGACCCGCCTCTAAGTTCGCGAGATTGACGTCCTCGGTCTTGAGCAGGCTCATCGGCACGCCGAAGCAATTCGCGAACCGCTGAAGGGCGTTATCACTGATGTCGAGTGCTGCCAGGTCTGAGGGCGGAAACGTCAGCGGGTGGACGTCGATCGAACCGTCCGTCACCCACGCCCGGCCTGAGCCACCACCCGACAACTTGCGGTTGATGTCGCTCTCAAACCGTGCCCGCTCCGCCCCTGTCATGGGCATGTTGGCGTCTTTAGGACTGACAATCACGCTCGGCCGTACACCCTGCTCCAGCAACGAGCCCTGGACCGACGTAAATGAGTCGTGCAGCCGGGCGTGCTCGAAAGCCGCCTCGGTGGGACCGTAGCCACTACCGTAGGGGTCTTTGAGCGAGACGTGGCGGAAATGGAGGATCTCGTTACGCTCGTACGTCTGGCCGAAGTATTGCCACGCATCCACCTGGATCGTGGCAGCACGGCGGACTGGGGTCACGTACTGAGGGTGGATCGGCCAGAGTGCAGACGGGACGCCGAGCTTGTAGTCGTCCGGCACCCAGAAGGCGTTACCTGTGATGTCCAGGCTCAGAACCGTGAACTTGAGAAGGGCCGTCTGGTCGAAGTCCGGGTTGGCCGCGACGATCGCCTGCAACCAGGGGTGATCCGCAACCTCGTTAACGGATTCGGCCTTGCGAATATAGGGCTGGACGTCCTTGCGTCCGCACAGGGCCTTGATCCGTGATCGGGACTCACTACTGTCCGGCACTAGCGAGCTTTTCGGAGTTGCCTGTCCTTTAGCTGTGGTGACGTAGAGCCGAAGAGGTGTCTTCGTTACAGCACCCGCGTTGATCTGAGCACAGGCATACGCAATCGACTTGTACGCCTCCACCATCTCCGGGCGTGACGGGGCTCTTCGCGAGCGGAATGCGTCCGTGAACGCTGGCCCTGCGTTGTACCAACCGCCATAGCCCTGGGGAGCAGACTTGCCTCGTAAGGCACCCCAGGCCGTTGTGAGTCGATCGAAGATGGTCACTGAGTCTCGTTATGCCCAGAACGCTTCATTGTCGATTCGATCCCATTCTTCCTGTGCTGCTGCTACCTCGGCGGCTTGCAACTCAGCCTCAGCCTCGATGTCTTCGGGCTTGGGAACGTACTCGGGCACCACGTTGCGATCGATTCCGGTGATCAGATACCGAAGGGCCGACATTGCGTGGTTGTCCGCATCGACAGGCACGTCCTTGGCTTTGGCCGGATCGTAGTGGTAGATCCCAGCTTCCCGTCGCGTCTCTTTGCAAGTCGTGAATATCTTTAGGCGTCCGGTCCTGATTCGCCGATTCACCCGGTCAATCGAGGCAATCAGCGGTTGCTGACCCTTGTGGACGCACGGCACAACGTCGATGCCGTTTCGCCTGAGTTCGGCAATCTGGTCCGCTCCAGCCGGGTCGCCGAAGTAACGGCCCGTGGGCTGAATGTCCTTGATCGCCTTGGCGTGGTCAGTCAGGGTCGCGTAACTCTTGTGTCGCTCCCAGTGAATCCACAGTACGTCGTCATGGTCCAGGACAGATGAGAGGCAACAGAACGGGTTGTGCCATCCCCAGTCAATCCCGCCGTATCGCTCACCTTCGGACAACGCTCGGGGTGCGACAAAGCAATCTTCAAGGCCGGGGAACACAAGACCGTCACGCTGAACGTACCAGTTACCGTGCCTGAGTCGCTCTCGCTCAACTGGGTCGAGTTCATTGAGCGAAAGTTCGTACTCGTCCTTGTCGAGATACGGGTTGTCGTCGAGCGTGCTCGGAACAAAGACGCGAGCGGCGGTGTTGCTGTCCTTGATGAACCGCTCGAACACCCAGGCGTGACCCAGACCACCGGGGTTAGAACCCGCCCTCATCCGGATCGGGATCTCTGATCCCTTGAGCCGCCGCAACCGTGAGAAGAGGTAGCGATACTGACGCTCGGGAAACTGAGTCAGTTCGTCGAATCCGATGTACTGGTACTCTGAGCCCTGATACTGATAGTGGTCGTTCGCTTGCTCAAGGTAGCCGAAACTGACCGTCGCCCCGCTCGGGAAGATCCACTTCTTTTCCTGTGCCACCCATCGTGCTGCCGTCCCCTGGAGCCAGGAGTGAGCACGGTCCATCAGGGCACCGGGCTTGGCAAGGTCAGCAAACGTCTTTCTGAGCAAGAGGGCCGCGTATCCTGGGACGTCCACGTACTGGAGGGCGTCCATCAAGAGGGCGTCCGACTTACCGCCACCCGCCGCACCACCGTAAAGAGCCTCTCGTGCTTCGAGGCTCAGGAAGGCAAGTTGCTGGGCGAACGGCTTATGCGGACACCACCGGAGTCTCCCCAGTGTCTTCGCGACCCGCTGGAGCCTTATCAGATTCGATTCGACCAAGGCGGATAACGGCTTGGGCAAGGGTGTTGGGGTCAACGGCAGAGGTTGTGTTCACGGCGACCGGCCCACCTTCGGGGCCGCTCAACTCTTTCTTCTCGGTCCACTGGCCGAGTTCCTGGGATGCGTGCTTCTCGATCTCACGGAGTTCCTTGAACACCGCTGCATCGAACACGTACTCTTCAACCGTGATCGCTGACGGACCTTGACCGAGTTGTTTGTACTGCCTGACCAGCGTGCCTGTTGTTCCGCCCGGTACGTCCTGCATGGCCGGGTCGTTGGCTCTGGCCTCGATGAGTTGCTGTAGTCTCAACCATCGGTCGTTCTGGGCCGCAACACGTCGCTCAAGGACAGCAATCCCGCGACGTCGAACCGCCTGTTTGTAGTCCTCGGTGATCTCGTTGACGTACGCCTGAAACTCAGCGTCTTGACGCCAGTCAAAGATAGCTCGGGATGAGACGCTTAACTTGCGTGCGATCGCCTCGAAACTAAGGTTGCCCTCAGCAATGAGTTGTGCCGCTTCCCGTCTCTGATCATCCCACCTGAAATTTGCCATAATCTCGGAAGATATTCGGAACGCTTATAGTAAGTTCCCGCGTCCTGTCTCACGACGGTCGAGGGGAGCCCCGAAGGCGGCGGGGTGGATCAGTTGGCCTCTGGTTTTGGCTTGACGCGATACTCGCCCTTGATGTCCTTGACTGGGATCGCCAGCCCGCCGATATGCATAACCCCGTCCCCGAAGTGCGTGACCTCGGTATGGGTCGCGTTGAGCTTTCCGTCCTTGATCTTGATATCAAGGCTGTTTTGCTTCTGTTGAGCCCGTCGCATCTTGCGATTCATCCTCTTACCCTTGGTGGGGATGCTGGCAAGTTTCTCGGCTGTCTCTGGCGGTCTCAAGCGTGAACTTCATTGTGTGCCTTGCTCGCTGCGATCTTCGCCCTGAGTTCCTGGACCTTCGCCTCAAACCCTTCCAGGGCCGTCGTATCGCGTGGATACTTCGCCTCTACCCAGGCACCGAACCGTTCCTTGACGTCCGCTAACTCGACCGCCTCAGCGTCCGTCAGCCCTTCAGTGCGTTTCTTCATGATCAGCGTGAGGCGGCGGCTGTTGAGTGCGTTCGCTTGAGCCCTGGTCATCATCCACCCCGACCCACTCCATTACGACCACCTCCCACCGTGAGCGGGGTATCGCGGTCTATCGAGCGTGTGTTACTGGATCGCAATTGAAACGTGATTCCAGAGCCACTGGACAACGACTAACGCAACAGCACCTACTGCTGCGGCCGCAATGACAACCACAACAAACGCAGCCGTAAATCCATCACCCATCGATCTAGCGTCCACAATTCATCCTCACGTGTGTTAAACCCCTGCCGTCCGGAGACTCATGAGACGGCAGGGGTCAGGGAACCGACGTGGCGGTCTTGCTCGTGATTCAGCGTCCGTGAGCCCAGCGGATCAGACTCTCGACCCGCCCTTGGTCCGCAACCGGAACCGTGAACTGATCCTCAAACCCTTCGCTGGGCGACCACTTCAGGACTTCAAACGTGTCTGGACTCGTGAATTCTAACTCTAACGACCGTTGGCCGCAAACGGCTTCGAGTTGAATCGTGCCGTTCGTCATCGGTACGGCGTACCAGAGTTCGCAGTCGTCCGGGAGTTGATTGACCAGGGCTCTTGCGGCCTCAACAATCTCTGGCCGCATTGCCTTGGCGTCTCGTCCATCCCAACCGTCTTCCTCGGCTGCAATGGCGTCAATCAACTCCAGGACTTCTGTCCTCCACTCCACCACGCCTTGAACCTCGTGATCAGACGGCCGAAACGAAAGTAAGCGTGGCTGAACCAGTTTCGGTCGGTGGCGTAGGGTCGGACGCCACGAACACGACTTCGGGTCCAGGGGTGCCACGGATGCCGAGTTTGTTGACCGGAATCAGCTTGTGGACGATCTGCTCATCCTCGGCCAACTCGATCGTGACGACGGGGTCAGCAGCCAGGGGAAGGTCGGTATCCGTAACCGCACCGTCCGCCTTGGTGTACGAGAAGATGTAAGCGGCCGTCTTGGTGTCGGACGGCGTGGGCGGGGTAACGGCAAACTTGAGGATACTGGCCACGGGGTCATGCTCCTTGAGAATGAGTCGTGCGACGGGGTCACGCTCAACAGGCGGGATGTACGGGTTGATCTGCTTGGCAAGTTCGGCCAACTCGGCCGGTGTCGCAAGACTGAAATCGAGGCGGACGCCTAGGTATCCGAACATCAGTCAATCCGGGTAAATCGCGATTGCGATAGCCTTCGAGGGCACGTCGTCTGGGCTGTTCGCGGTAACGGCTTCCGTGTTCACGCCCACAACCAACAATCCTGGGTAGATCCCTGGAGTGATCGGGCTCTGTGCGGGGAACGACTCGCGACCGTAGCAGTTCTGGAGTGCCGCGACCTCAGCCAGATTCGTCGGGAAGGTCTGATCGCCCCGGATCACGTGCACCTGAATCGCCGTCGGGAGCACTGATCCGGCTGGCGGCTCGGGAAAAGGGAAGGTGAACAGCGTGATCCCTTCCCTGACATCCACGTTGCTGACCGGCTCAAACGTCGCGTAAACCGGCTTGCCCGCGATCCGCTTGGCCGTGAATTCGATGATGCCGCCGACTTGCAGGATCAAGCGTCACCCTTGGGCTTGCGTGTCGTCCTCGGCTTGGCCTTGGGCTTGTGTCCGTGGCTCGCTGTGGTCTCAATCTCGTCGTCACTGTCAGGACCGAGGAGCGGGACCGACTTGGGCCGATTCAGGATCATCCACAGTCGATCGTTGTGCTTCTGCCTGCGATACAGCAAGTTCCCAAGAGCGACAAGAGCGAGGATCAGTGCCGCGATTGCGTTGATGATCGAGGCAAGGCTCTCGTGAATCACGGGCTCGAAGAGCGCGATTGGTGTCCATGATCCCGTCAACGTGACCCAGAGCACCCCGAGACCAGCAAGCCCAGCGTGCAAGAGACTGGGGTAGTCGTAATCCATATTTGCGGCCCTTGTAGCTAGCGAGGGTGCTTGCATGCTCATTGAAAATACCCTGCTAACCGTAGGCCATGCTTATTCCCGACAATCTTTTTCCTGAATCTGTGAAAAATAATGCCGGGTGGAGTCATGATCACGACTTCTTAACGCTCGCGATCAGGCTGAGACCTTGACCGGCAGATTGTGCCGTGTCGCAAGTCGCTGCTTCCAACGGTGCAATCTACGTTCGGAGACACCGCATTCCTTGGCGATCTGAGCCCAGGTCTTCCCGGACGCTCTGAGTTTTGCGGCCTTTTGCAGCCAGTCGGGCAATTTTCGCAAGTCGGTATCTCCTCATGGGGTGTATTGTCCACACGTCAAATACACTCCCGTGAAGTTGTAACTTGATATATTATAGCGTCTTGAATATACTAGTGACATGTCACTTTGATCCGAATGGAGGCACCCTTTGCCGTCAAGTGACCGGGTCTTACTGGAGTGGCTGATCTCCAAGGCAAAACGTGCCAGGGGTCTCCCGCTCTCAAAAATCCCGAGTGACGAGGTGGACACACTCCGGTCATTGGAGGCGTCCCGCTCGGTCTATCTCACCGACAATCCACCGATGGTCTGGATCGCACCCTCGGTCCTGAAACGACGTAAGATCCAGCGTCCCGCGAATACGGTCGTGATCTCTGAGACCGACCTACCCTACGATGCTGCCCGCCTTGACGAGATGCCGGGATCGGATCGTGACCCACTGACGATCCTGGTCACGGACGAAGAGGATCAAGGGCTGTCTCTTCGTGATGACGGAGTCCTATCCCGTCGTCCCGAGTACCGCCCAGTGATCACACTTGTCGGCTGCTGTGCGTGGCCACCACCGGGAACGGAGATCCGTGAGATTCGCGGTGAGC